TAGTAGCGAATGGCCTCATCCCATGCATCAATCAGATCACCCATCTGCTTCTTCGCAGTGTCACGACGCGAACGCCAAATGCCACCGCGTTTGCTCGACACAGGAATGCGACTGTCAGGCATTGCCTTGTAGACAGCAGCTTCCTCAACAGGTGGTGGTAGACCAACCTCAGACTGGTTAAGCGACTGCTCAAGTGGATCAACTTGCGTATCCATGTTAAGCTGTGGATCATCCTGATACGAACCGCTCATCGGAACAACGGTCCCACAGGCACAACGCCAGTCAACAGACTAAGCAGTATCAGCAACAGCACGATCGCCAACACGACCTGTGCAATCACAGCAAACGGTGGTGGCAACGGAATGAGCGTGAGCACATACCAGATCACACCGAAGATCAGTATGATGATCAGCAGTTGGATCAACAAACCTATCACTTGTGCCTCGCTTTCGGACCACGCTCCTGTTGACGCTCAATCTCATGCCATGCTAAGTAAGCAGGTGGTTGGTTAGGCTTACCAACATACTTAGCAAGTCGTGGCCTATTGCTCATTGCATACTTCCACATGTCCATGGCATGATCGTTGCGATCCACTGGCTTATCAGTGGTCTCGTCACTGCCATCGCGTTGGAAGTAATACTCAGTGATTTCATCAACGAACCACTGGCACCGATCACCAACATAGAAGTGTGGTGCATGTCGCATGCCTGTGAATGGGTGCTCATGCAACGGCAACGGCGTCAGGTATTGCCAATTCTTGCTGATGCCAGCATTGATGTCATTGTTGCCACGTTGCATGCGCAGACCCTCATCTGCAAACATCGCAGCGACAGTCTCACCAACTACTTGCTTGCTTCCTGGCTTGCGTCGGAACACGTCGGGGTCTGCATAGATTGGATGTCCGAGTTCATCATCCTCGCAATGCTCAGCACGTATTCGGTGTATATACTTCGCCGCGCTTGCGATGGTAAGCTCCGCAATCCTGAAACCATCGAGCAGAAACACATTTGCGTCGTCGTCCGTGTAAAATAGTCCGTAACAACTGTGGCGAGACAGTCCGTGGTCGTATCCTTCAATGAACTCAGGCTGAAAACCGGACATCCGCAGTTGCCGCAGATGTGTCGATACGTCTTCATGTGCCACGATATGGAGCGTTTCATCGAACTGTGGATAGATGAGACCACTAAGCGCTCCCCACCTACCGAATACAAATCGGTCTCGCATGCTGCCGGTGTAGGTCGAAAGCATTCCTCGGATGTAGTCTTCACCTACGTTCTCCACGTTCTCATAAGTGCTACCCTCGAACAACTCAATGAGTGGCTTGGGCTTACCATCGAACATCAGTGGCTTGCCAAGTGCATCCACTTCACACAGCAGCTTCTCACTAACAATGCCACGCTTGAAGTCATGCAGTGGCTTGATGATCTCACGATAGCACCAATTGCGTGTCGGGTTCAGCGTAGCCATAAACCAACGAGGACCAACACGAGGCATACTTGGATCATCTCCAATATACTCAGTGTTACCACGAAGACGACCCATGAGGTCCATGAAGTCCTTGTGTGAGAACTCAGGGTCCTCCATCTGGTCAACAATGATCCAATCATACGTTGCACTCAACAAGTTAGACTTACTCTCTTCGGTCTCCTTGCCCTTCTGCGCTACGTAACGGAAGTTCACTGTCGAGCCATTCTTCAACAAGAGTGTGTTCTCGTCGCGGCTCGGCATACGCTTGATCCAATGCGATGGACACCATTGCAGAAACTCTCTGCGGATTGTGTCGTTGAGCTTTGGATAGGTGGACCTTGCAATCAATCCATTGCAACCAGGATAGTCCTTGCATAGCTTGAGTGCCTTCACACATGTGGCGGCAGTCTTGCCATTGCCAAACCCACCACCAATGAATTGCACCTTGGCCTTAGACAGATGGAACTGATCATGCATTCCACCCTCGGTTATCTTGTATCGCTTGGTGCTCAAATGGATTGGCCCAGTTGGCAAGTGGATGCAGCAGTTGCAGTAATTGTGCGCGCGCCGGGTGGAATAGCGACCACACTGTCAGTTGTCGCAGGAATAACCAACACAGCACCGCTGTCGAACGTGTAAGTGGTGCCACCTGGAACGCGCATGTGCGAATATAGTGTAAACGGTGAACTGTTCCCGCTTACGTCCATTGCAACGGGTAACGCAACCGCAACACCAACACCAAGCACCAAGCTAGGACCAGCAACGAACGCCATCACTCAACCTCCATGTCTACAACTGGGAACGTCCCACTCGTGTCCTTACGCACTATTTCAATAACCAGACCGCCATCCATACGATGGCGGTGCTCAACAATATCGCTAGCACGATGCCCAGCGCGATCAAGAATATCTCGTGCGGCTGCGACGCGATCTGCTCTAGTTCCTTCTTCCATCGCACGAACCACGACCTGTGCAGCATTGCGCGCACTCTTCTGAAACAAGTCTCTAACAACGGCTGTCTCCGTGTCCAACACTGCACGCACGACAGCATCATACATCTGTGAATAAGGATCACCGACCTTGATGCGACCAATCTGTTCAATGCTGAGTCCCGTAGCGACACCGATCTCCACATCATCTAGCCCATACAGCGTGTAGGTGAGCACGACACCAATGGTGTTCATTGCACGTGGCACATCAGGCAGATCACTGACCTTCCTACGCACCTGCATGATCAACTTCTGTGCCTCACCATGCGATGGCACATCTAGCATCCGTGGTGCATCACCAACCACGCGAGGATCGCGTATGTCACCACCAGGATACACCATGCGGCCATCTGCAAGTTGAAGCGGCGCATTGGGAGTAGGTAGACTCATAAGTTACCTCAGATGCAAGTTGCGCATGATGTAAGGCACGATCTCCTTCACACTTGGTCCATATGCATCAATGAGTGGACCTGCTGCACCAGCAACACCACCTGCTACAGCACCAGGCACACCCCTAAGTCCTGGTATCGGTCCCTTACCAGCAGCACCCGCAGCAGCACCAGTTGCAGCACCACCAACACCACGACTGAATGGCGTCTGCTCAATTGGATAACCTTGCACTGGCTTACCAGGAGCAGCCTTCGGTGTCACATTGCCAACACGCACACGACCACCCGGTTCACCTTGCGGTGCGTTATCAAAGCCACCCAACCCAGGAGTTGGCGCAGGCAATGCAGGCACTTCAGGAACAGGTGCAATCTGTGGACGCACAGGCACATCAGGTGCAGGCAATGCTAACTGCGGAGCAGGTGCAGGCAAACGTGGAACTTCAGGAGGTGCAGGCAACTGTGGCACTTGTGGAGGACCACCAATTGCACGTTGCATTGCAGTCTCCATCGGATTGATGGATGGTTCAGGTAGAGCAACTGCGTTAGCACGTGTAGGTGGTGGCATCTCAGATGGACCACCCGACCTCACAAGTGCACCCTCATCAGGTGGTAACGTTGGCAACGGAACCTTAGGCAACTCCATATCAGTGCCAGGACCAGGACCAGGCATCGTCTTACTACCAATGATTGGTCTGTTATCGCTAAGCCCAGGCGGATGTTGTGGCACATCCCAACGTGCATCAGGTTCAGTCAAGTCCCAACGTGTAGGTTGAAGTGCACGTGTGATCGCACGAGCAGGATTGCTGTCCTCAACACCAGCATTCCGCAACTGCGTGCCACCTGGACTTGGATCACTGATCTGGAACGGACCGAACTGTCCAGGATTGAGTGCGTTCGCGTTGATAGCAGCCTTGATGTTGCCAGCAGTAGGCGTTATACCTTTTGACTTCAAGTAGTTGAGCACCAACGAAGTCGGTGACAACTGATCACTGGTGTCCTCAGTGCTGACCATGTTTGGGTCGTAACCACGTGCAGCAGGTGGCGCACCACCACGTTGTGGCGGAACCGGACTTGTTGGTTGTTTGCGCACGCTTACATTGCTGCGTGGTTGCAGAGACGTAGGTTGTGTCTGTTCAGGATCAGGTGAGAATTGGAAACCACCTGGAGGTGGAGGTCGTGCACCTGCGTTATCAGGAATGATACGACCATACTCATCAACATACGGCATCAATAGCCTCCCTTGCCTAGAATTGCATGTGCAATACCAGCAGCTTGAGCAATATGATGCGCATCACCACCTGGGCTACCACCACCAGCACGTGGATCAGGTGGCAAACCACGCTGCTTATCGAGTGCTAAGTCACGAGCACTGCCTTCAGGAATGCCCGCTGCTTTATCCTCAGCTTCATCAGCAGCTTCAGCTTGAGCAACATTGCGCTTAGGTGGATTAGCACGTGGATTGCTACGCGGGATGGGCGACTTCACACTTTGACCAACTTCTTGCTCAAAGTTAGCACGTGGACCGCGTGCCATCGCTAATACGCCCCACTCACACCGACTTGCTGCTTACCACCACCGCCATTGCCACTAACATCAGCAGGATACGACGCTGGGAACACGCTACGATTGAGTAACGCTTGGAACGCAACGAGATCAGCAGCCGTGGTTGCACGATTTACTAAATTTATCGTCTCGATCGGTGCTGCACCACCAAATCCACCAACTACACCCTGCACTTGCTTCTTAGTCTTAGCAGCAGTGCCACCAGCAGCAGCACCAAGCAGCATATACAGCAATTGCGTCACACCAGCAGTGGCACCACCATTGCGCAACATCTTAGCGATGCGATCATCACCCTGCTGCACGCCATTGAACGCTACATAACCAGATGTAGCCTCAGCGTTAGCAGCACCAGCACCCATCGTGTTAGTATAACCAGTGAACGGCACGCGACCGGGCACTGCACCGAGACCATAAGTAGCCATTGCACGCTCCACATGACTAGAGGAACCATACCATGGCACTACGATGACGGGAGCACAACTCGAAACCACCACCTAGAGCCAAACAGCACCAATACAACGACGCACACCTAACAATACAGGCCCCTACACTACTATATATAGCCAAATAGAGCGCAAGTGCTGGCAACGGAGTGATTGGCGTAGCGACCAAGGTGCCCACCACTCCACGAGCCACTGTTACACCCCCACTTTGGGATTTGGCATGGGGAGTGGGGGGCATGAAGCATGTAGCTACGTATACGTAGACAAGTGTAAGGACAGACGCATGTATGTATAGTGGTGGTGGCACGCGCCTGGATCTGCGCACAGTGTCAACTTAGCACTAAGCTGCGGTCCGCTTAGTTAAGCTGCACTTAGCATCAGGTTAAGTAACATGCAGACCAGCTTATCATTTAGTTAACTAATTAACTAAGTGCATGCATGAGTGCATGTTTAGTTAACTAACTAAATAAGCTGATGCATATATGCACAAGTGCATGAGTGTAAGCATATAGCCACACACGTATACACAATCACACGGTGCCTAATAATTGAGCACATACCGTATGTATGGATTGGCTAACTAGTGGCATGCATGTATATGCAAGTGATCAGCTATTGACATACCCTTTGCATAGTGCTACTATGATGATGCTGCCAATGAGAGCAGCGCAACATGTGATGTAAGGATTATGAATATGAGTGCCTCTATCGCTACCGTTACCCCTGTCGCTCCCATCCCTGCCAAGGGACAGAGCAAGGCTGACAAGTCCAAGCGTGCTACGGTCAAGTCCGATAGCAACGTCACACTCTCCGCAGTCGCTAGCGTCAAGGCTATCGTCATGGCCGCAATCGACAGTGAACTGGATCACACTGCCAAGGCTGACAATGCTGGTCAGAAAGCTGCATACGGGATCATGAAGCTGTATACCGCCTATCGTGCATCGGGTGGCAACGTGTGGTCATGCCCGCTATGGTCCGCAATGGTCAGCAAGGATCATGCGCCTACAGATGACGGCAAGAAGTTTGCTAAGCGTATGACACTCGACATGCTAGGCAAGGCACCTAAGGCACCATCTGTCAAGCAAGGCACATGGAATGAGGGAACCATTGCAGCGTCGCGACTGTATCGTAACAGGCTGGAACGCATGAAGCGTGCCATTAACCTTGCCATCGCCATTGGCTATATGGGTGGCAGCGTTAACGATTGGAATGACAAGGCGCAGATGATCATGGCGCCGCTGTCTATGTTCCTGCCGCGCTATAAGTCAGCAAGTGCCAAGCCGTGGTCATTCCAGTTCGCACTGCGCCATGAGACCAAGGCACTGTTGAATGGCCGTGAATACAGCATCGAACGCGAGGGTGCAGACGGCGGTGGCGAATACTTGGGCGGCAAGCTGACCATGACTAAGGCGCTTGCAATGTTCAATGCTGCACCGCGCGCGTCTACTGCTACGCCTGCCAAGGGTGCAGACCAAGAGAAGGTTGCACAGTTCGACGAGGCTACGCGCAAAGGCGTCATTGCCACCGCGTCGTTCGATGACCTCATGCTACAAGCGGCGGCACTGTTGAACAGTGACAAGACTGCGAAGCCGGACCCTACACGGTTCAAGGGTGACGACGGTGCGGCACTCGCCAAGGCACTGACCACTATCATCATGTGGCGTGATGCGACCATTGCAGCATCACTCACTGCGGCGGCAGCGTAGGGGAGCGAACGTCATGATACGCAAGCAACCATCTGTGCATGTCACATTGCAACAGGCTCGCATGCTGATCACACGTCATGGTGCCAAGCTGCACGGTGCAGGCTTGCATCAAGTGATGGGACCACACCACAGACCGATCATCTGGGTGCAGCAAGGCAAGGGCAAGATGCCAAACATCTGCGACAACATGTCCATCGCACAGATACGCAATGCACTACTAGACGATATCATCTAGCCTAGCCTAGCCTAAGCAAGCCCAGCCACCGTAAGGTGCGCTGGGCTTTACTTTGTCTAGCGTGTGGCGTGCTGCACTACCCCTGTAGCTCTATCATGTTCTCCATATACTTACGCAACACTGCATGCATTAGCGTTTGATATCCCTTTGCTTGTTCCTGCTTATACCAGTGCAGCACATCGTTATCGACTCTGAGGGATATCACGGTCTTCCCACTAGGGACAGACACGTCCCAATTCAATCCCTCCGGTATATCTGCCATTGCGGACTCCCTTGTTTGCGTAGCCACGTCAGTATACACACACCATTCCCCACATGTCCAGACAGTAGACTCGATCACATAACTATGAACGTGGCCTGTCACATCGTGTGCAGACCTCTGCGGAGTGGCTAATTGAGGGTAAATCTTCAGCGCACGGCGGTTGATGGGCCTTCACATGCCGTTGGCCAAGCGCTAATGCATTGATACCCCTGCATGTTCTAGAACTAAATGGCTAGGGGGCTGCACGCAATGGCACAGAACTATATCAACTAGATGGGCCTAATCCATTGATTATGTGCGATAGAAGTGCCTCCTTTATGTGTTGCGCGGCCCCGAATTCGGCCCATTGCGTCCGCAACGATCCGCAGCCGGTATATCTAAATGCAACCACAGGCTGAATACGACCACACGTATATGTATACATGGCGCTAGTGTATATGCCCTCGCCGATCTCATCTACGCTCCGCTTCGATGATGATCAGCTAGCCCACCCACCACCCTAATGCATGCTGCATATAGCTGCATAGGTCCACTTGCGTTCACTGTGGCACAGTTGCATCAGTCCAATTGCAACCTGGGGTTGACATATGCCCCAATGTGTGCTACTCTACTACCATCGTCGTAGGGAACCACATGGTTCATTCGGCGGTGCATCACATACATAGCAATGCACATCCACATGTGGCACATTCACGTGCAGCATGTGGCTACGCATGTTCACACTCAATGGAGCACATACATGGCACGCACACGCGTAGTCGATTGGACAGACTTGCCTGATGTCGTCGAGTTCGCAGATGAGCTTGGCTACGGCATGGTCGTAGTCAAGTATGATGATCGCAACAACTACAACATCACACACCTAGTCCGTGAGGACTTGTGGCTGCGTGATGGCGTGAAGCTGATCTACTCAACAGGGATGGAACCGACATGAAGCGCACCTACGCACCACTGTCATCTGATGATGACACCACACCACCACCTGTGCCTGCACATGTGCACTACGACTATGCACGACCTGCTGATCTCAAGCGTGAGTATGATAGCGTTGACTACGCAATGCGTAAGCGTAGTGAGCGTATGCATGGTGCACCATGTGTATACACGTGGTCATACTCGATCACGATGCACAACGTGAAGTGCACATCACCACGCAGGTTCGAGGCAATGGATGATGCCATCAATGCCATTGCTGAGCGTATGCGCATGCATGCTGCTGATCACGAATACCCATTGTTCGCGTTAGTGAGGTTCAAATCATGAGTGATGAGGAAACGGTTGCTGATCTGAAGCGTGCGATTGAGGAAGAGCGTCAAGAGCTAGAGAGGAAGCGACAGCTACGCTTGGAGCGTGTGCGTAGACACAAGGCTGTGTTGGTTGCGGACCCAGAGCGTTATGCAAAGTATAAGGATAAGTTGAATGAGTGGCGTCGTAAGACTAAGGCCACGACGCGCTACTTGCAGAACAGACGCACTCGCTTGGCTGGTAGACCAATGCCTGAGATGTGTGAGGTGTGTGGCCTTGGTGGCACGATCGTGTTCGATCATGCACATGATAGTAATCGGTTCCGGGGTTGGTTGTGCAATGCATGCAATCTGGTCTTGGGCATGGTGAATGATGATGTGGTCAGGCTGGAGAAGCTGATCGTTTATCTGAAGGCACATGAGGGAGGATGAACATGACCAAGCGTGACTATGAACTCATTGCACGTTGCATACGCGAGGTGCGATACGACACCACTATCACCGTGCCTGTGCTCGATGCACTCACTGCATTGTTTGCGGTGACACTGCGTGAGGGCAACCTGAGGTTCAACATGGAGCGGTTCAAGAACGCTACGTATGATGAACACAAGGAACGTGAACGTGCAACTAGGGAGGCTTCACTTGAGCAGGATGCTAGCTGGCTTCGGTCTCTATAGAGAGCCACATGGCTACCCACTGGGTGATCATCACACCATTGGCATGCCACTCGGCACTCGACTGCAACGCCTGATCAGGTTGCCTCATGGATGGAGGCTCTGGGTCTCGACCAAGGACTTCCGTTATGGCACCTACCTTGAGTTGCATGACAGTGGTAGGATCGTGAAGTTCACCTCGCGTGAGGGTGAGGGTGATGAGTTCTTCCAAGTGCGGCCAAGTGATGAGGAGTTGCGCATGTGATCCTGTACATGTTCATGATGGGGCCGGAGCGAAGCGACGGCCCCTTCACCTATACACTATGCACCTTCACCTATACACGCACCTACATCATCAGCACACGCGATGCGTGTATAGAGAGCCGACATGTGGTTCGCAGCAGCTTTAACCGTGCAGCTACGCAAGCTGCTGCGATACCACATTTCGTCTCCGCCTTCAAGTCCTCTCGGGTGGCCCAATGAGCAAAGTGAATGAACCATCGGATGTGTTCAAGTTGGTTGAGATGCGTGGACCTGACGAATGCTGGCCTTTCACTGGCCAAGCGTGGGGAGGAAGAGCGAGGGAACCCAGACCCTACTTCATGTCGAACTCGCGTCGCATGATCGCTTATCGCTGGGTGTTTGAACTCGTGAATGGAGTCACGCTCACACCTGATCAGCTAATTCTCCATAGCTGCGATAACGGTGGGGCGCCAATCGGGTGCTGTAACCCTGCGCATCTCAGGCTTGGGACAACGGCTGAGAATATGGACGATATGAAAATGAGGGAGAGGCACGGGCTTCCGCATACGGTTGTCCGTGCGATCCGTCGTCTGCTTGAACAAGGTCAGACGCAGGATGAGATTGCACGTCTGTATGGACTGACGCGCGAGGTTGTGTCATCTATAGCCACGAAGCGTGTATACCAACATGTCAAGGAGTGAACAATGAGTAGCATCTTCGAGCAATACAATACGTCTGAGTCTGCTATCCTCTTCCCTGTGGTAGAGCGTGATGTCTATTGGCGCACCAAGAATGGGGAGTTCAATCCTGCGCGGACGCATAAGGCAATCGTGCGTGTGATGAAGGACAACACGCCTCGCATGCTGAACGTAGTGGGTCAGTCATATAAGCTCATACATAATTCAGACCTGTTCCAGGCTGTGGAAGAAGTCATTGAGCATGAGGTCCCTGCTGAGTTGCTACAAGACATCAAGGTGACTGACAAGGTGGCCAATTGGGGCCGCGTGTGCTATCGCGACTATGTGTTCCCACAGACCGCAGTCAACCTGGACAACTACAGCAAGATCGCATTCCGCATGGTGGTGCAGAATGGCTATGGCGGTAGTGCGCTACGTGCGCATGCAGGTGCAATCGACTTCTGGTGCGACAACGGTTGCATTCGTGGTGACTACACCTCGGCGTATCACAAGCACACATCGGGTCTCCAACTCTACGCATTCAGTAACGTAGTGCGTAAGGCGTTGGAGTCATTCGAGGAGTCCAAGCGTGTATGGCTAAGCTGGACGCAGAAGCGTGTGCCGCATGAAGCTGCAATGAACTTGTTCAAGGAGCTTGCTGCATCAGCCAAGATGGTTGAAGGCTTGGGCAACCAATACATCGAGGAGCGTGGTGTGCATGGTGACACGCTGTGGGCAGTGTATAGTGCAATGACGCACTACGCATCACATGCTGATGGTGAGTTCGCGTTGCGCAAGTCTGCTGAGGAGCAGGACAGTGTGGCTAGCATCATGCTGCAACGTGAGTTGCGTGTTGCACAGTGGACTGAGACTGAAGCGTGGCATGTGTTGGAGGATGCATGATGAGTGATGAAGAGCGGTTGCGTAGTGGCAAGGTGCGCATGTTGTCACGTGCACAGATAGCTGCATGTCCATATGCCATATTTGCACCTGAGCACTACAGTGCAGATGGCACGTGCAAGTGCACTGATGGTGAGCACAAGGTGATGCTAGAGTGGGGCTACAAGTGGGATGGCAAGCGTTGGCTTGCTGAAGATGAGGAGGACGAAGCATGATCACACTCAATGAGTTAGAGCTTGCCTACAAGGTGACGAAGGCACGTAGCACGCCACATCGTCATCCTGCGTTTGCACTCATACGCAAGGAGTGTGACAACGACGATCCAGATGTCAACACGATGCTCGTGTTCGTTGAAGAGCACAACACTGGCTATGATGGTGTGCTGCATCGCTACATGTGTAGAGTTGAACCATCGGTCATGTTCCAGATCGACTTGCTTCCAGGCATGATCGTGGCAGAGCCAAGCGATGAGCGGCAAATCGACCAAGCACGAGATGAAGCGAATTCTTGACTTGAACCGCCGCCGCAACTAAACTTCAGGCGCCCGTTGAGGCTGTGCACATTGCCACTGCGGGCGCCTTCGGCGCGCTTCCACTCCATGGAGCTTCATCAACATGAGTATGCGAACACTACTGCTCGCTGGCATTGCTGCTGTTGGCATTGCTGGCAGTGCTGATGCTGCGAACATCATCACGTTCTCGCAGACATCACAGACTAACACTGTGACTGCCACTGATAACATTGGTAACACGCAGACCACACTGGCAATTGCTAGTGCTGCTGTGAGTATTGGTCAATTCATTGGTGGTGCAACTGTGTCAGGCTTCATGAGCCTGAATGCTACGAGTGTCAATCCTGCTACGACATTCCTGACACAGATCATCCAACTCTACTCTGGTAACTTCTGCATCACCAGTGCTGCTGCATGTGGTGGCACCAACTTGCTCAGTGGCACGTTCACTGATGCAGCGTTCGGTGCAGCAGGTGGTCCAGGTCTGACTGTGAACGTCAACAATCCACCTGACACGCTCAACTTGACTAGCAGTGTGGTGCCTGCGGCTAGCTTGATACCGCCATCTGCGTTCTCGATAGGGTTCACCAATCTATCGAACCCACTCGCCATTGTAGGCACTACGATCGCACCGTTCACTGCGTCATTCGCTGGCACTGTGAGTTCGAGTGCTGTGCCTGCTGCTGAGCCTGCAACCATTGCAGTGCTTGGTGTAGGTGTGCTCGGTCTCGCTGCCGTGTCACGTCGTCGCAGCAAGCGTAGCGACTTGACATATGCCTGAGTATGGTGTATACTTGTCTTCAATGAGTTGATGTAGACGCGCTACATCCGCTTACCACTCAATACGTTCTTGGCTATACGTTGTGGCAGGTCAGTTGCACCACGTGCATGATCTGCTGCAACGAAGTCCTTAGCGACTTTCTGCGTCGGTCCCTTCCCCTTCCCACCCTTCGGCTTGGCTCCGTGTGCGATAGCTTGCATCATGCGCTGTTGCGCTCTGCTGACGGATGGCACGGATGTGCTCCTCTACTATGATCACGCGAGCCATGAGCATATCGATGCGTGCATCAATGCGTTGCATCGCCTGCTCGATTGACTTTGCACTGATCATGTTCACTCCGGTGGTGGTGGTGTCTTAGCTGCAAGTAGCAACGCGAGTATTGCAGTGAGCAGTTCACTGAATATCTCGCGTGCTATGCTACCTAGTCCTGTGCATGCACCGATCTCTGCTTGTCTCGACATGACGAGCCATATGCAACCGGCAGCACTGAACAGCGTCGTTGCAAGCTCTGCAACGATGACACCAGCAAGTAAGATGAAGCTCCAGCGTAGAACGTCAAACTGTGGCCGTGCCATCTATGACACGACCACATGCTTGTCACTTGGGTTGCGGTGTCGGTGCGATAGGATTGCCAACTGAGAGCGACGGGTCAATGGTTGTCCAACGATAGCCTACGCCTACGATCCATACGAGGCACATGACTTCACCCTGTATGGTCGGTGGCAATGGTGGCCACACTGCACCGGGTGGCAAGTCAACAGGTGGCAACGTGTTGTCAATGCCGGGTTGTGATCCAGGCAGTGTGTTGTCGATGTTAGGAGGGCGTCCACCCGGTAGTGTATTGTCGATACCGGGCTGATCACCGGGCAACGTGTTGTCTACTTCTGGTAAGGTTGGTCCACCACCTACATGTCCAGGTCGTCCAGGCATGGGACCACCACCGACATGTGGCGGTCGGATGTAGATCGGTAAGCTAGGATACACTGGCTGCGGCGGTGGCCACGTGATGACAGGTGGTGCAGGCCATTCACCAACTGGTATGTCGTAGTTGGGATCAACTGGATACGTTGGCCGTGACGGTGGACGCGGTGGCCACAACCCTGGTTGTGATGGCAGTCCATTGTTGATCACTGGTGGAAGTGGAATGCCATACGATGGATCAACAGGTCGATCACGTCCCGGCAGTCCATGTTCAGGTCGCTCACCACCCGGTGCAATTGGGTGCGATGGATGTCCCTCTTCAATCCCATAGTCAGGATCAACGGGACCACTTGGTCCACGTCCTGTTACATACGCAGTGCCGCGTATGATGACTGGTGTTCCTGGCATAGAGTGTTCCCCTCTCGGTTGGCGAGAGTGGAGCTTACCAGTTCCAGGCCCAATGGGCTAGAGAGAAAGGAGGGCTGAGCACAATTATTGCGTGTATGTTACATGAACATGAGTGTATGAGGAGAGTAGTATGAGTATGCAGGTTGAGTTGCGTGGTCCTGAGTTGGCTGATCACTTGGCTCGGTCACTCAATGACCTTGAGTTCGAGTTGCTTGTGCGTCGGCGCATCGAACTGAAGTTCGCACCAGTGATGGAGCGTTATCCAGACTTGGCTGAGTCCTACAATCGGTGTAAGTTCGTATACCAGTGGGACGATCGGTGCACATGGGAGGTCGCACTTGGTTCGTCATATCGTGACCAGACTGAGACGTGTGGCGAAGTGCTGAGCGTGTGCGTGCGTAACGTAGAGAGTCAATGGGTCAACAAGCAGGACAACAAGCTGAGCTTGCTGTTGCCTGCACCAGAGGGGTTCAGTGAATGACTGAAGGCTTAGCTAGACAGATCGACATGCTGCTCAATGAAGACGTTGAGCATCCAACGCAAGGCTTCATCATCATCATCATGGAGATGCGTGATGGTGAAGTTGGTGGTGACACGAAGGTGTTGTCCAACATTGGTGACGACATTGACACTGCGCTCGGCATCTTGCGTGGCACGATCAGGGAGCTTCAACTGCATACACCGAAGGGCAACGCTTGACATACGTGTGTGCATGAGGTATAATGCTTAATCAGTTGAGGAGACCAGTGCGTAAGCCGTGCCTACTTAGTTAACCAATCACAGGAGTGCATCGCAATGCCGATGACACAGCGTGAGTTGTTGAAGATCACCGACACAATGTATGTCGCATTCGACAAGTTGGGTCGCAATGGTGGTCAGTCGTTGAAGTCCACTGACAATCGTGAGTCCCTACTGTGGGACATGTATACTGCCAAGTTGCTTGAGGCGCGTGCCAAGAAGCGTCGTGAGGCTGCATTGCATCATGCAGTGGAAGCTGGGCTTGCACCTGACACTGACAGGATGCCACAGCCCAATGGTGATCGTAGCTTGTTCAGTGGTGACAACATGGTGCTCATGCTCAAGGTGCATGAGCGTAGCCTCGGTCCAGACATCTCCACGTTGCGCACTAAGCTGATCGCACGTGGTGTGAAGCAGTCAGTGTTCGATGAATGCTTGGCTGAGTCAGAGCGACCCAAGTCGAAGCAGCATCAGTTCAATGCCAATCCCGTAGTCATCTAGCGTAGCGTAGCTGGGTCACGTGTGTGCGTGGCCCAGCCACGTGCGTTGTAAGGAACCATCATGGATGAGATAGATGCCCGCTCAATGATTAAACCGAAGAGCATCTCGGTGCAGTATGAAGGCCACCACTACACATGCACATTCGATCCACATGCTCCACCTGACCGCAGGTGGTATTGGCAGGTGCACTTCACACAGGTGTATGATATACATGGTGGTGCGCCATCGTTGCAGCAAGCGCAGAACAGTGCACGCCGCAACATCAGGGAGATGAAGAAGCGTGTCGGATGATCTAGGTAGTGTAGCGTCGGATGATGATCCTCCACCCAATGATGTAGACGTTGACCGCTACGACACGCCCACTGCACGTGCCACCATCAACCAACTCAGTGTGGATGAGTTGGATGCATGGCTCGAACAGGTGCGTGAGCGTAGACTTGAGCGTGTGAAGAAGCTCGAAGCCGTTGCTCGTGTGAAGAGTGATGAGGTTCGCATCGAAGCGTTCCTGAAGTATGAGCGTCAGTATAAGTTGGCACGTGCTGCGCTGACCAAAGCTGAGGAGTATGAGAAGCGTGCAGATGCAGCAATCCACAAGCTGCGTGTGCTCGCTATGGCTGCGTTGCTAGACATGGAGGTGTAGATGCTTAGTCCTGTGCGTGCTCGTGACCTACGTGCATCCATCAAGGAGCTTGGCTATGACAAGGGCGTGGTTGCTACGCTTGAGGCTGTGCTTGAGGAGCGTGTGCAGGAGCGTGAGCAGATGCGTGAACTGGTTCAGCTTGTCTCTCAATGCATTGATCAGGTGGAGAAGATGATCAACGTAGGTACGGGCATGCACAGTCGGCTCGATGCAATCAAGCGCACAGGTGAACAGGATGAGTGACGCTCCATACAGTGCAAGCTTTCGAATAGCATCAGGTGAAGATCTTGCGCTCGAATGCTATGATCACACCAAGCTGAGTGCAGTCAACACATGTCCAACATACGGTGTGCTCCGTTACCAAATGAACCTCAGGATGCCTGGAGATGGGCGCTCGATGGCGCTGGAGGCTGGCAGTGCACTACATGAATGCTTTGCCTTCGTTCGCTTGGTCAGCTTGATTGAGCAACTCACTCATGAAGGTAAGCCAAAGGCGTTCGTTGACGCAGTGTGGAGTCATCATGGCATCCGACTATTTGGTAAGGAACGACTAGAAGCCATCAGCCTTGCTGTCGAACAAGCTGATGACGTGATTGATTTATGCAAGCGTGGTTCTATCACTGTGCTAGACTCGGGTGGGTTCCATGATGATCCAAGAGACAGGCGACGCACGCTGTCTAACCTAGAGGAATGTATCTACGCATACATCAATCGTTGGCGCTTCGATCATGTTGTGTGGATGCGTGATCGTGATGACCCAACATCCGATGTAGGTATAGAGATACCATTCGATGTAGTCGTGAATATCCCAACCAAGATGCAGTTTCGTCTCACTGGTAGGATCGACGGCATTCATTATGCCTCTGATGGTAAGCTGGCTATCCATGATAACAAAAGTGCGTCGCGCTTAGGCGAAGCATGGAGTATGGCACAGCAAGTCAGTCATCAGTTCACTGGCTACTGTGTGGCAGCATCCGTGTTCACCAAGGACAGTGTGCGCAATGTAGAAGTGCACGGGCTGGCTGTTCCTCTACCGAAGACCTACGACTTTGGAGGAGTCACACGAGAGGTCATGCGTAGAGAAGACCATCACTTCACGCGCTGGTTGGCATGGTTGGTGCACACCGTAGAGATGACTAGGAAGTATGCAAACGATCCATACAATGCTCCCAAGTTCACACACAGTTGCTCACGCTACTTCCGTCCATGTATCTTCGTACCGTTCTGTGTAGCAGATGATGAGGAACAGAAGCTCATTGTCAGCGAGCTAGTGTTCGATGAATGGACGCCCTTAGATAAGCCACTGCTCGACGGCATTGGTAACGAATGAGGATGCGATGCCAATATATCTCACAGCAGAAGAGAAGCTGTCGCGTGCACGAGCGAACAACATCCTTGTTGATGAGCAAGACATGTGGTTGCTGGAAGAATACACATGGCACATTGCGCACAAAGGATATGCTAGGACGAACGTAGCAGGCGGAACAGCAAGACTACACAATGCAATAATGGGTTGCCCGATTTGGGAAGGTGAGGAGATAGATCACATCAACCGGAACCCAGCAGACAACAGAAGGAGTAACCTGCGGTGGACTTCTCCAACAGGGAACGCACTGAACCGTTCATTCCCACTGAGTAACTCAGGTGCTCGCAACGTTTACCTAATGGGCAGCAAGTATCAAGTGCAGATCAGACGTAGCGGTGTGTTGCATCTGTTGGGTGGGTTCGACAC